TAAAATTAAACAATATATTGAAGACGGGATTATTGGTGAAGGATATTTCAGATGCTATATTGAAAAGATGTATGGTTATGCTTGTAATTATGGTAGTAAGTTAGGTTATATCTATAGTGAAATCGATGATAAGCGCGTTGTTTACTCTAAAGATGCTAACAGTATTGGTATAATTTCAACACCATTCCGAATCATTAAAGATGGTCAAGATTTAGTACATGGTGAAATCATTGAGCCTAATACTGATTTTGATGAAAACGAAACAGTTGGTATTTTTATCAACAGTCTTATTGACTACAATGTACTTACTGATAAACATGCTAATTACCATTACGCTAGTATTGCTTGTAGTGAAAAAATCGCTAAAGCAATTGTTGATGAAGGTGATTATTCTGACTTTAGCATTTGGAATGAAAAAGGTCTTAGTACCTATCGTGGTAATGTATTTGGTGTATGTGAATTTGGTCAAGATAGTGAAACCAGTTTTACTCATCAAGTAAAATTCTACACAATTAAAGAGTTGTTAGAGAAAGGTTGTGTGGTTTCTCGCTTAGATAAAACCTCTTATGCTGTAAGTGGTTTTGTTGATTTAGACGATTCTTTAATTAAAGAATATCAAATTACCCGTTTGTAATAAATATAGGGTGTCTGAATATTCAGACACTCTTTTTTCTTAGCTTTTATTAAAAGGAATTTCAAAATGAATCTTAACACTGATTTTAAACCTGTTACTGACTCCCCAAAAGAACCTGGTACTCGACCACTCTATACTGATGGTATTCTGTATTGGTATCTGGATTCTAGATCAGATGATTATCCTAATGAAATCATCCAAGATATTGTCAATGGGATTGTGAATGAATACAATCTTCTTGATTTAGATAAGATGTATCGTAAACTTGTTTATCCTAATGCTAACTATATCGAGCTTCCTATCCATGTTGGTTATAGTTCTTATACCATTATGTGCGCTAAATTCGACGATACTGGTTTGCAAGAAAAATTGGAAAAAGATCGTGAATTATTAAAAGTAGCTGATGTTGAAATTTATAAGCTGATTAACCGAATTGTAACAAAACTGGAAAAACAAACTGGTTTTGGTTTTATCCATGACAATACATTTGGTGATGACCATATGTTACACATCAAGGCTTCTAAATACGCTTCATTCATCTTGTCTAGTGATATCACCAGATACATTAATGTTAACACATGTAGTAATGATAAGGTTATTACAGTTTGGTTGAAAGATAAAGATGGAGAATTCTATTTGCCTTCATTCACTGTACCTGAAGTAGAATACGAATACCTCGCGCCTTTCTCTCGTTACAATGAAAAATATTGTAATAAAGATATTGCTTTCACTGTAAAACCAGGACGCAATAGTTATGTTAATATATTCGAGTCACCATACGACGTTGGACGTTATTTGAAAAATATTAACTACACTGGTGAATACCGTATTAGTGTAACTGATATTTCAAATGCTGATTTATCTAAGTATGTTTTAACTAACCTATATATCAGTCGTGAGTTGATTGAACCACTGCGTGACGATAATAGTGTTACTTTGTCTGTAGATAAAGATATTCGAAACATTGATGGTGTTATCAACAAAATGCTAAATCAACAAAGTGAGATAGAAGAACATACTCTATCTGATTATGTTGATGTATTTATCAGTATTGGTGCTCAATCTAATATTTTCTATGGGTTACCTAAAGATACTGTATTTACAGATAACACTCTATTTAATTCCATTAAAGAAAACATCAAGAATACTTTTGGTCTTCATAAAGACGAAATGATTTTTAATAAGAAAGGAAAACCTATTAACATTGATGAAGTTCTAGCTAATGTTACTGAAAAAGAATTCTTTGACGCCTTTAAATTCAAATTCTTCAATAAACGTTATCGTGAAGAAAGAAATGTCAATGCAATTAGACTGAACAATGGTTGTGTTATCCATTATAAACCAAATCCATTTAATGGAAAAGATGTGTTTAATTGCTTTGATGGTAAACATATCAATGTTAAGAATATTCGACCATTTAATTTTGATGAAAAACAAGAGCATATTTATCTACTTACTAATTTACGAGAAGAAGAGTATTTTATTAAAGTAGAGAAAAACGAATCTGGTTTAGAAATCCCTTCATTTAAACATTGTTCAGAGTTATTCTTAACAGCAGAAGATTGTGAGAAATACCTTGAAGAAGCATTTGAAAATGGTGTGGATACATCGGGTATTTACTTTAGTAAATTAGATTTGAATAGAGGTGATGCTCGCGGTTACTTCAAAGACATTTCTACTGGTAAACTCTATAGTGAATATACTGAAATTGATTATGTAACACCTATTCCTATGGATATTGAATTCTAATTTAACTTTTAACCTTAATTACTCTATGGGTATTTCTACCCATAGAGTAATTTAATCTCTTATGTAAAGGAAATTGTTATGTCTAACAATAAATCACATGTATTAGAACTTCTTTCTAATATTTTTGAAATTAGTGAACAAAAGACAGAATCAGGTAAATATAAAGTAACAGGTATTAAAACCCAGTTTAAATCTAATAACGATAAGGTCACTGCTATTGGTAACATCGCAGTTATCAATATTGATAACTTTATTTACGAATATGTTAATCGTAATGAAGATACTCAATTTATAACATCTGACGAAATCGTATGCAATCCAGATGATTTCGACCTACCAGTTAAATACACTATTACAAAACTTGATAATATGTTTATTATCACTGGTCTAGATACCAGAATGTATTCTGTTGATAATAAGTGTATCGTAGGTTATCCACCAGAAACTTATTATCCTAACACTTTACGTCACTACGGTTTTTATAGCCATAATACCAACCATCGTTTTGTAGTACAATTACCAAAAGAAGATATCTATACTCCAAATGATTTTAATCCTGTGTTTACAGATTTAGGTTTGGCTGTGAAATTCCGTAACGAGCTATATAAACAGAATAAACACAAGTACGGAAATATCTTACAGAACGAAATTCCTATTTATTATTTTGATGCCATGAATGATGCATTAAATAATAAAAATCTGTTAGAGTATTCTGATAAATTATCTTTTATTAATTTTATTAGGGTACCTATTAAAGACGTAACAGGTGGACCATTGCATATTGGTGGTAATGAATTCTACGATAATGGTATTTGGTTACATCCTGAAGGTAAAAATACCGGTATTGAAGACATGCCTGATAAATTCTATCATCGAGAGGTTTACGAAATCGAAGGAAAGTCATACCAAGCAGATTTCCTTGGTGTTAACCATGATAATGAATTTATCCCAAGAGGTTTATTGTCAGAATTCTTAAGCAAAAACCGACATATTGCTAAAGTAAGTATGGATGAATGTTTATTTATCGATAATTTGGTTAATGATTTCATTAAATTTATCTGTGATTATAGTGGTTGTCGTATCTTAGCTGAAAAAGCATATAAGATTCAGGATATGTTACGAGCTGGTGCGTTATCTAATAAAATGATTACCTATCAGTTAAACTTAGGTATTTCTAATATTGTAAACGATAACACTAGCTTTATGTTATTAGAAAACGATAATCAAGACAATAACGATGGATTCTATTTAGCACCTAATCTTATGTCTAGTTATTTAAAACCAGTAATCCCTTCTCTTGGTAGTAAGAATAAACCAATTGGTAGGGTTATAGAAGCTAGTAAATCTATTAACTTATCTGAAGGTGAATATGTTTTATTTAACGGTATTTACTTTAGAAGTACTTTAGTTAAGGTTGAAGGTTCTTACAGATGCTCTTATTTTCCATTACAATTAGTGGTTAAATATTCAGAAATTGATAAGTATCTTATTGCTACAGAAGAAAATAAAGATACATTTTTCAATGACAATAATTTAATCTACTACAATAAAACATGTGGTGTTGAAAGACCTTTGTTTAACCACCATACTGTAGATGATATCTTAACATTCGATAAAGTGAAAATCGTAACTGAAGCTGATTTAAATAAACATAAAATCTTCAAGATTGCTGAAGGTATTTATGGTTGTGTAGATGAGTTATATTCATTTACTGATTGTGGCTACAGTAGTAATGAGTTAACACCATTCTACGAATATTTACCTAAATAACATAATCTACTCTATACAGTACCTATAAGTACTGTATAGAGTAATATGTCTTACTTTATTTTTTATTAAAATAACTTGTGCTTTTAATTATTAATGAGAAGATTTATAGATCTTCCATCCGTATCGTAGTAACTTTGTCCCTCTTTTATCTTTTATAAGGAACTAAATAATGGAAAACAATATCAGTTTATTCGAACACGTGATTAAATTTTTAGCCAGGTATTCGATGTAAGTGTTGAAGATAATAAAATTAGATCTATTAAAATCCGTAGTGAGATTAAGGACTGTCCTCGTCGTTATCTTTTAACTGGCAACTTCGCACAATTGAATTTGTTCAGCTATGTATATTCTGAAATTAGTAATAACGATCACGATTATTTCGATAGTAATTCATCGTCTGCTAATTTTTCTAAATTAGTTGAGGAAAGTATTAAGGACGCAGAAAAAGGCAGTTTATGTTTTGCATTTGTTGAAGACTATTATAGTGTCTATGTAGATGGTATTAATCCACAGGACTATACTATTACAGACAAAGTATTAAAACCATTTAAACCATTTACAAGAAAAAATAAATATGGTAATTTCGCAGTCATTCCTAAAGACTATAAATCTGGCGATTATTACCCTATCTTTAAACATAGTGTAGATGATGCCTTAGAATATCGTCTTAAAGTAATGGAACAAACCAATAAAGAATACGGTGTCTACTATATTGATTTAGATAAAATTCCTACTGAGCTGAATAAAATATATAGTGCAGACTTCGTGTCTTTAGTTTATTCTTGTAATGAACAATTACCAATGGAAGAAATTGAAGATTTCCAAAAAGGCGTGTTGTCAGATGGTTCAGATACATTCACTAGCGACAATATTGCTATTATTCGTATTAACTCTACATACGAAGACGATAGTCAATATAACGATTTTGTAACTCAATGCAAAAATCTAGTAAATGAATTTAAGGAAAAAGAACCTCGATTCACTGATGACAATCTAGTTAGTTCAGTGAGATTGCACAAATACTATAAAGAACAAGGTATTCGTAAACTCTATGTTACTTTGATAACTGGTTTAGTAACTGAAGATGGTATTGTTGAAAAAAACTTATCTAACACAGTAGCTATTCTTACATCAATGGTTATCGATGAAATCGCTTTATACGAGAAACCAAATAGTCCTCTGTTTATTTCTCTTGAAGAACTTACTAAAAAGATTATTCATTTTACCAATGAATTTAAAGATGAATCAAATCCTTTATTTGAAAAAGTTGATGTATTCAATAAACTATTAAAATCAGGTAAAGTTAACTTCGGTGCTGTTTATAACTGTGTGTCTGATTATTTGACTTTTAACCGCAGCACTGTTAAAAGATTAGGTAATGACGGTAAATGTTATCTGTTAAGTAATACTTATCGTGATAATGCATCTGTTTATTTTGTAAAAGATGAACTTATCTTAGGTAAGATTTATACAGATAAAGATGTTGTTAAACTAGATGATAATAAACAGTATGTCGTCATCCCAGAATCTTTGATTGCTAATACTCTACTTAATACTAATGGTGGTAATTCAAATGTAGTAAGTGGGTATAACTATAGTGCGCTGAATGCCGTATTTGATAAAGAAGCATTATTAGACCATTATCATGATATTGTTTCTGAAATTACCAAACACGATTTAATTCTTAATAGAGGTGTATCACTTGAATTAGAAAAAATCCATTTAAGTGATGTATCTAGTGATGTTAGAACTAATGGTGGGTGGGGTAAATTATATAAAGAAGTGTCTGGTAAAGAGTTAAACGAAAGTGGCTTTGGTACTGTTAAGATTTGTGATGGTCTTTATGGTATTAAAGATGGTTTGTTTAACATCTACGAACATTCAAATAAAGAGTACGGTATTAACGAATTCTAACTATATCTAACTTGTAAATACAGTAAGTGTCCTATTGCTAGGACACTTACTGGTTTACTCTATGTTTACTTAGAACATTTTAAAGTCTTTAATACTAGGAATACCTCTGGTAATCATATCAGGTAAGAAGTGGTCTATAGTTAATTTAGATACTTCTTCTACTTCACCTTTCTTATCACCCATCAGAATGCTTACTTGTTCTTCAGACCATTTTAAGATATCTAAGTTTCGTGTAGAAATATTTTCTTCACCACCTGTATCTAATGTTACTTCGTATAAGTGTACATCTTTAGTCTGACCAATACGATTAGCACGTTTTACTGCTTGGTCGTAAGTACCAGACCTAAATGGTAAGTTTAAGAAGATAACTGTATTGGCTTCTGTTAAAGGAACTGCTTCTGACAATGTTTTAAATGTTGTAATCAAAGGATTAATCTTACTATTTTCTTTAAACTGCTTAACCTGATTAGATAGACCAATAGTTGTAGTGGTTTCACCGAAAATAGTAATAGGATGAAAACCTTCTTCTGTTAAGATTTCATTACAACGTTTTAATACATCTACATAATCTGTAAAGATTAATGTTTTTGCTTCAGCATCACGAATGACTTCACCTAGATTTGTTTCGTAAGTTTCTTTACTCTCTTCATTCACTACAGTAAATGATTTAGCCATAGCTTCTACAATAGCTTTATTACATTCAGTTCTCTTACGTCCAATAACATTACCTAGTGTTTCTCCAATAATCGTAAGTTCTACGTATTTATACACAGACTTAGCTTTTCTAAATATTTTCTTAGTCTTATTAGAAAGAATAGGAATAATCACTTTATCTTCAAAGTAATTACAATCAATAATGTATTGCTTGTGTACTGGTGATGTTGGATTATAACCATTATGTAATTCTTTAGTTTTAGCTAAGTATTCATCTAATGCTATTTGCATCTTAGTATCAAAGTTAGCACCTAAGTTATCTTTAAACTCTTCAATACTTTCAAAATACTCTTCAATATACTCGTCTCTAAATTCATTATAAAAAGCAGTACGCTCTCTAATGTACTTTTTCATTTCTTCACGAATAGTACTAAGTGTATATTTCCAAGCATCAGGTAATACTACTTTAGACTGATAAGTAAATTGTTCTACACCTGAACCTTGTGCTTTAATAGTAGCTTTCACTAATTGTAATCGATTAGCCATGACACTGGCCGCATAGACACCAGAAATACCAAACACTGAGGTAAAGGATTTAACTACACTAGGAGTAAATAACTTATCAATAGTTTCAAACATTGTCATGGTTTCACTACCTAGTGCTTTTAGTGGTGTACCTGACATCCATAAACAGAAATAAGGATTAACTATCTTATTCAATTCTCTAAACAATGTAGAACGTTGTGATTTATAACTATTCAGCCCATGACATTCGTCGAGCACCACGGTGTATCTACCACTAGGTATATTTCTTAAACTAGCTACTAGTTTATCTAATGCTTCAAAGTGACAAACCATGAATTTACTGTCTAAAGAAAAATTAGCTAACTTAACTTTACCTCCTACAACAGAATCAATAGATAAATTATAAGTCTGTGGTTTACTGTAGATACGATTAATGGTTTCTTCCCATACGTCGATAACTGCTTTTTTAGGACATACCACAATAATCTTATCTGCACCTAATAGTTCCATTAAAGCAATAGAGTTAATGGTCTTACCTAAACCAGGGCCTGCGTCTAATAGATAACCTCTTAAGTCCATTAACTTAGACTTAAATAAACAGTTATCAATAAACTTATCTTGGTGCTCAAATAACTTAAATCCTGGTACGAATATATTTTTTAAAATAGATTTATTTACAACAGGAATATCTTCATCTTTGGTATTCTGAATTAACTTAATATTTTGCACCAAAGGAATGGTTTCAAACAATTCTTTTAGTTTTTGTAATTTAGAACGAGATACAATTCTACGTTTAAATTTATCATTATTTAGTAATTCTAATACTACATGATACATGTCAGGCAAATAGAATTTCTGAAACTTCATTTCCCATCTACTTGACTTATCTAAGATATTATAAAGCATCTTAGAACCAATATATTTCTCAAAATCACGATATACTAATTTTAAGTTAATCCCTTCTACAATGATTTGATTTTTAGTAGTATCTTCTTTAATAGTCGGTGATTTAAATACTTCAAACATTTTGTTATTCCTTTTTACTATAAGGTTATTCATATCTTTCCATTGTCCTTTATACCTTAATCTAAGATAATTTAAACCTATACTATTAAAGTGTACAAATCTATTAGATAGTACATCTATTTATTAACACTTATTTAAAGGAACTATTAAAAATGGAAAAATTTGCATTCTTTGCATTAGGTTGTTTAATCTTAATTGGTATTGTATTTTTCGTAGCAAACTTCATTGCTAAATTAGAAAAGTACAGTGAGGTACTACCTCACGATAAGAATATCAAAATCATCAATAAGATGATTAAGAAACCTGATATAATTAACAAACACCGTATCAAACTGATTGCTCAATCTAACCAAACTAAATCTGTAACAGGTATTACTAATCTGGAAGAACAAGACCGTACTGGTTTAGTACGTCGTATTCTGATTGATTACTTCAATAAGAAAGAATTTAAGATTGGTACATTCCGCGATTATCGCTGGGGTGTAGACTTAACATCTAAATTCATTGAAAAAGTATCTGATTCAGAAGCTATTGAGGCATTCTCTTTGTGTCTGTTAAGTACCGAATTTACCGATGATGGTAACTTTGGTAATACAATGATGGATACACATGTAGTACGTAAACTTATATTAGATGTCTATGTTTGTTACAAATCCGTGGATTCTGAATCTAAACCATCATCTACATCTGATACGTATAAGACCTACGACTTGGATACCAACATCGAACTAATCGAGGTGGTAACAGGTGGTGACATCTTATTAAATGGTGTTTAACATAAGCAATACTACTCTCTACTCCAAAATAGGAGTAGAGAGTAGTATAATACTATCTTTTTATTTTTTAGCCTACATCGTAGAATGCTAGTTCTTCTTCACCATTCTCATTACGTGTTGCACCAAAACGAGACAGTGAAGTATCACTTCCATTAATGTCGTATCTTAAACCACCTACAGGTGCAAATGGTAAGATAAATACTTTATGTTCTTCTGGTGTATCGTTCTGACCACGGTGTTTACCACGTGCAAATACTTGATATTTAGTACCATTGTCTTTTACAATATCTACTGCAATCTCAAGTTCTGGCTCACGATATAAACCACGACAGTCAGCATAATACGAACCATCTGATACTTGTTGTGCTAACATCTTATTACCTTGACGTTTTAAATCCAGTGCATCACCTGATAACTGATGCGGTGTCAATAGAGCAATATTGTGTCCTGCACACATAAAGTTTTTAGTACGTCTAAAGAGTTCTTGTACGTCAGAGTCACCACGAATATTAGGTAAACCATTTTTATTGGCTAGGTTCAAATAGTCAATCAAACACATATGGATTTCGTATCCTTTAGACTCTAGTTCTAGAATCTTATTCTGAATTTCAATATAAGACCATTCAGAAGGATTAATACGAATCAGTTTTACATTATATCCTGTAGACTGTAGTTTGTCTCTTACGTAGATTGCTGCTTCATTTTTATCTAAGTTTTTCTTATCGTCATCTGTTACGACTACATTATCAAAGTTACCTTTTAATAAAGTGTAGATATTAGATAATACAATTTGCATGTCATCTTCAAAAGAAATCAATACATTCATTGGTTTCTTTTTTGGATTGGTTAATAAATCTTTTGGATTATTAAACATACACGCTGAAATAAACATAGACAAACACACACCTGTTTTGTTATTGTGTGCTAAACCACCTACTATGGTTAATTGACCTAAACGTAAACCTCCACGTGTCATTCTATTCATTGCTTGCCATGGCATACGAATTGTACGTGAACCGTCTGATTCCTTCTTAATTAATTCGTATTGCTCTGCGACTTGTTCGATGTTATTTAAATCTAGTTCAACCACTACACCTGGGATTTCTTCACCAGCATAGTTTACTAAATCAATAGCATCTGTTAACTTAGTAGACATATAACCATCTAAGTCTTCTACTTTATCGCGATTGAATTTTAAATCGTAAGTCAATTTCTCTAAAATATCTTGTGCTTTTTTATTTTTTAGATATTTACTCAATTCAAAACGATAAGATAATACAGAACGCTGTACTTCTTGAGGTGTCAACTCAAACGCAATATTATCCTGAATACTTTCAAACAGCGTAGTATCTTGTCCACAGATGATTTTTAAATGTTGTATTAAATCATTGTAAGGAATGGGATTCTCTCTAGAAACCATATCCATCACTAAATCTTTTAAATCATTTAAAGTAGAGTCTGTCCCACTGATGTCTCT